AGGTCGTCAATAATGGCAGGGTTGTCCTCAATAACTGTGGAACCTACTCGCACAACGGCACGCTTAAGCAATGCTGTCATGTATTCGGCATAGACGATATTCTTGCTGTCTAAAGAAGCAAGGGCTTCTTCGTCAAAGCCATTAAGTTCACGTACCTCTGCGTCTGATTCCCATGAATTAGTTTCTTTATTAAAGACACCACAAATAAGATCAACAGATGTTGCTGGAGGTCCTGCTATTTCTGGCGGTGGATCACTGAGTGCAGCATTGAGCGCATCGGCTTGTTGTTTTGTGTCCATGTAGTACTACTCCTAGTTTGTATTGGGTTGTATTACTTACTTATTTTGTTGCCAAATTCTCTGTTCCGTTCCAGTCTATGTAGAAACCTTCGTGGTGTACGGTCATGGACTGAATCAAGATACCGTTGTCTCCAGCGTTCAAGTCAGTCAAAGCGTACGCTCCAGGCCATGCATTGTAAAGTTTGAATTGAAACTTTACTTTACCAGGCACAATGGCGCCCATGCTTTCACTGCCATCCCACTGGTACTTCAGTTTGTCGGTTGAATCTTGAATTTCTGTTGCTGTATGTGGATGATCATAGACCTTAACAAGGATGTCGCAACGGTAGTCGCCGTCTCCTGTAGCCAAGCCAGTCTCACCACTTACGCCACCACCCAACCAAGCATGGAGAAACTTCTGCCACTGGAAGAGTTGTCCTTGTCCGCTAAATGCGCCACGTGCAAAAGACACAGGAGCAAAATCGGATTGGGCAACCATCTTGTGTGGGTGGGTGTTCATGCCACCTTCTCGGTATGAAATGATTTCGTTTGTTACCGAAATTCCACTAACTTGGGCAAATCCAATGTCACCAATTTGTGCAAGCGAAGTAGCAAGATTGCCAGTCGCCTGCTTTGGAAGGATCTGCACACGAAACTTAAAGTTACGCAGTGGATCGGTACGAAGTACTGTTGCTGATGCCATATTTTAAATAACTCCTTGAATTAGAGGTTTCCAGCAGAGCCGTTGCCAGCCCACTGAGTAAGGTTGATTACAACGAATTCGGCTGGGTATTGCAATGCGACACCAACCTCAATGTTTACATATCCATCTTCAATACTTGATGACGTGTTGTTTGACGCATCACAAAGGATGTAAAAGGCGTTGCTTGATGTAGCGCCTTTCAAGTTACCCTTGGCCCAGAAGTCTGTAAGAGTGCTGGCAAGGGCTACGTTAATGCGATCCCACAAACGCTCGTCGTTTGGTTCAAAGACCGCAAATTGTGTTTGTGAATCTAGCAATACTCGCAAATACGAGAGTGTACGACGAATTGGAATGTACTTGTCTGGACGGTTCTTAGCCAGTGTACGAGCACCATTGATAATGGTTCCACCACCTGGGACTAACCGCAAGCAGTTAACATGGTTAGTGTTGTACAAAGTCCCCTGATCCGCATCAGAGATGGTTGCTACAAGACCAAACACATTTTGTAGATCCAAGAAGTAACCTGCTGGTGCTTTAGCAACTCCACGAAGAGTCTCGGAACGAACATACGCTCCAGCAATTGCGCCACCTGCGTAGGTGTCACGAATAGCCGCTGGGCCACTCTTCGCTGGGTCATACATTTTCAATGCTGGAAAGTACACAGCACCAAAGCCACCGTTATTGGTGCTATACCCTGCTGTTGCTGTTTGTACATCCACCTTAGTTACCGCACTCAATGCGCTATCAATGATGACGAATGCGTCTGCACGCTCTGCGGCGTACGCCAGCGCTTGGTTGACACGGGTGGTACCAGTTTGACCAACAAGGTTAATCAAACGAGGACCAGCGACCATCCTCAAGTTAGTTACAGCAGTTGCCCATTCAGCGTCAGCAGCGACAGCACCTGAAGCGAGGGCGTCGGAACCAGCAGTAAATGTAAGTGTCGTGCTGTAAACACTTGATGTGATACCACTTACAGCAATTGTAACGTTGCTTGCGATAGTGGCGGGTGTTCCTGTTACTCCGATGTATGAGGAGTAAAGATCAAGAACATTCTTAAAGTAACGGCTAGATGCACTATCAAAGGACAGTTCTTGCCAGCGCTCAACCTCTACTGTTGAACCCGAGCGCAATAAGTTAATTGCCAATGAGAACACAGTCGTTGAGTTAATCTTTGGAGTTCCCGATGGGTCCGACAAAGTGTTTGGGTCAAAGGTAATGACTGCGGTGAGTCCGTCACCCCACGCACCCTTAGAAGCGGCTTGTAAAGTAAACAGTGTGCTTGCTGCTGATGCGCCTGTAACAGTTCCTTGAAAAACTGTGGAGGAAGCGGCGGCAGTTGAGTCAAGAACTCGGGATACATAAGCATCACGACCACCATTAGCAAAGTAATGGTAGACGGCGTAACCCACATCGTAAGTGTTGGAAATTTCTCCGTACTTGGATTTGTAGTCATTCCACGAACTAACGAGGGTTGCTACGTCTGGACCACGTTCTGTTTCACCTACAAAGGCGGCAACGGATGTAGCGGTACGGGTAGCAACATTACTGGTAAATGGAGTCTCTCTTACGTAGACTCCTGGACGATCATATGCCATTGTTTACTCCTAAATCAGGGGTGTCTTACAGGGTTTCAAATTAATTGGTCTGTTCAAGTGTAGTTGATACAGACAGTACTTTCTTGAGGCCGACTAGTGCAGAGGTTGTTAATTCAGCATTCATTTGTAATGTGTATATTTTGCGGAAGATACGCTTACGGTAGCCAGCCTCTGGGTCTAGAAGGTCGGCTGTAGTCCAGTCCAAAAGGTCCAATCTTCGGGACGTTCCGTCCGCCCCTATAAGGATTGATCCGTATCTGAAAGGAACTACGGTAGTAAGCATTTGTGCAGCGAGTTGTCGGTCATGTAGGGCACTTCTTGTAAACGTAGAAACTTGGTAAAGAAGATCAACAGGTGTGAATTCGGTAGTGCTGTATAGATCATCACCAGAGAGGTTAGGAGCACTTGCAGAGGACGTACTAGGCCAGTACGAGAGATTGTTAGGTTGACCAGCACTATGGGTGTTTAAAGTGACCTCAGAGTGTTGACGGTTCTTGGCGTGCATAATGTCAATAAGTTCAATAGTGATAAAAGGGTACTTTCGTTCTGTTTCCCCTTCAGGGTACCGAAAGAACACTTGGACATCCCGACTACCATCACGGTCATCAGACACTGTGATGTTGGAAAAGCGAAGTTTAATAGCCTCGTCTTCGGCAAGTAGGAAGCCTGTCTTCATACTTTGAGGCTCTTATTCATTGTGTTTTGTATGGATTTTTCAATTTTGTGGACAGAGCGGGCTGCTGTAGTACGCACTATTGGATTAGGGGTTTCGCCAAGGTCACCGTACTCAAGGGTGGTCGCACCCTCCCCAGAAGCCTTGAATTCAAACTTTGAATCCATTACGTTGTAAGTAACCGAAACACTGTCGGCTATTTCTTTATGTCCAGCCTTTTTATAGGCTTTGCGCAATGAGTCTTCCTGTTCTTGAGCAGCCGCAGCAAGTGCACTAGCCATAAGAGTTGGAAGGTTTAAGGTCTGACCCATCATACGATTAAGTACTGAAGGTTCGCCTGACAGAAATGGTTTAGAACCTGAAGGTATGTGGGAATCATAGCCACTCATGGCACATCCTTAGTTCTAGGCGTTGGACCTCTTAGCGCTCGCTAAGATTGTTCTAAGTTTATCAAATATTAGGTAACGTTGTAGGCCAAGGAAGGTCTTGTGTGTTCATTGCCGCTGGACCTGTATCAAACGGCATTTCTTGGTTTATGTACACTTCAATACCTTCTACAACAACCATAACGTCATCCTTCAAGCGCCCTCTTACACGATAAGTAGCAATACTGAAGTAACGCCCATCATAAAGAAACATATCATTGAGATGCGATTGGTACTCAAAAGGATCGGTAACTCCAGCGTTTCTAAAGTCTTCAATAGACGCAACAAAGTTTGTGAGTTCTACAGGCTGACGACCTTCAGGAATAGCCCTCTTTTGGTCTTCCGTTTCGGTAATTAGCAGTACAGGAATGACTACACCATTTTTGTACTTCCTACCTCCTGATCCTGGAATGCCTTCGTCGTAGACGTCATCATAGATAGAGCCAGCGCTAGCAGGGGTGGTGTGGGGTAGGTATTCAAACCAGACAACCGTCTCACCGTAGTTCCTTGTGTACTCACGGTAGTGGTGTCGTATTTGGCTTAGTTCTCGCCTAAGATCCATTAGAAGTAAGTATTGTTGACGTAACCCTCTGGTGGGTCGGTATCAACATATACATCCTCACGCAATTTATCCCTTTGTGATTCTTCCAATTCAATATTTTCTTTATCACTATTTGGAAAGATTCGTTCTGTAGGACCATAATCGCCAAGTTCTCTGGCTTTGAAAATAGGAACGTAACGGTTCGTGGTACGAGAAACACGACGTAGATTGAATATTTCAATTCTGTCAATGCCGATGTTAAGAGCACGAGCCTGTGTCTGGTATTGACTACTCCAGTAGCCAAGGAGGCTCTGTACCATGCGGAAACGCTGGCTGGCTGGGATATGGATAGATTCTGATGTCATGACATCAATATCACGACTGAACTCAGACATTAGAGCGCCCAAAGATTCCACGATGGCTCCGATACCAATTGTTTCAATAATGAGAGCCGACATATTCTCAAGGGGTATATCAAGACTAAAGAGGTGCTGAGAAATGGCTTGCTTTGAATAAAACTCAAGGTCAGCAGGAGAGACCCACTCATAGTGGTACCCCTCCACCATGATTTTGGCGTTAGCAGCAGGGGTTGCAGCAAGTCGCAGAATACCGTTACGGCTATCTAAAGAGTATTGTGAAGTTGAAAGAGTACTTACTGAGGCTCCCACATTGGAGGCAATCCACATAGTGTCTTGATCAATATTAGGGTGGCCTAGTTCGTAGGTACGCCCTACAGCATCAAAAGATACTTGAAAAAAGCGTGGAAAGTCACGAAGGTAGTTTCTCGCTACAGTCATAACTTCATCAAGGATTGCAGCGGAATATATAGCCATGCCTATAGTTTACTTCAAATTACTGATCGCCTGAACCGACACCAGGAACAGTGTCTCGTGACGGTTGATTGACCTCTGGTTGTTGCTCCCTACGACGGTGAGACATAGTTCCAAGTACTCGTGTGATGTCAGCAACGGTGCCCGTGGGCTTAGGAATAGGTCGCTCTAACGTCATTGCCCCTCTTTTGCTTGAGCAAGTGCCTGTTGATATGGGCGCCAATGTTGTTGAAGGAACTGTACAAATGTGCCAAAAGAGTTTAGGTAAGCGTACAACCCATTGGTAGGCATGATCCCGCCCATCTCAAACCCTTCTTTGATTTCATTAAGCATCTCTGTAGATGTATCTAAGAGGTGTTGCTTCATGGCAACTGCAAAGTTTGCGTCTTTTTCAATAATGTCAAAGAGACCAAAGTGGTCTGTCAAGGAGTAAAACTCCCCTTCATTCTCAACCAAAGGTCCGAGACTTGTTTTAATTATCTTATAAGCCATGTTGTTACCACTTTCCTATTGGGCACTTTTGAGATTTAATGTGTGTTTTGATCTTCATAAAACAACCACATTCTTTACATGTCATTGTGGGTTTAAAAAGACGATCACAAGTTTTACAAATTGCAAGTCTTTCTTCTGCTGTTAATTGCTGTTCCATATTGTTCTCCTAACCGTTGTAATTAAATCTGTCTACACTGTTTCCCTGTGCACCTGCTGTTATTGGTGCCATTATAATACCGTGTTTTGTTCCCTTGGTAGGCGACACTGCTGTAGCAGTATATGCATTTTCAGCACCACCACGCACACCAGAATAGGTGATGACGTTACCTACGGTGCTTACAGATACTGAAGTGAAATATGTAGGTGTAATTTGTTCTGTTCCAAACGACCTAGTTTCAACAACCGAAACAGTTCCTGCCAATTTCCTAATTAACTTTAAACTATGCGCATGAGTTGTTACCTCAATAGCGGTTGCTAATGCTGCATAGTTACACTCGTAAGGGTTACATGAGTAAGGGTTACATGAGGAAGGGTTACAGTTTTTTGTTTGTGTGACTGTACCCTCTACCCAACCCGCTGCCACAACACCACTATATTTAGTTCCGTAGCATCCACCGTTAAATTCGTAACTGGGTAAAAAGAAGCCAGCATAACAACCGAAACCACATAAGTTAAATACACAATAAGTTGTTGGAGGATTTTGGTAATCGTCGTAACAGGTGCAGGTGTATACATCACCAGCGTCTGCTCCAGCGCAACTGCAACCGCCTGGCTCGTAACATCCAAAACCAAAGCCACCACCACCACAAGTTCCCGCCCATGTGCCTGCTGGATGTAGTTCGCTTACAGGGCATGTGCCACCATCGCAGCATTGTTCATAACAAGTGTCATAACAAGTGTCATAACAAGTTTTAATACAAGTAGTTCCATCAAGGGTGCCACCACTAGGGCAAGAATAAGAGAAGCCTGCTGCTTGGTATGTATTAACGTCACTAACAACCGCCCACCAGTTGTTTGAATCAACTACCCAAAAAGCAACACCAAAACCAGCGGCTGGAGCCGCTTCTTTATTGTATGCAACGACAGAAGTGTTCTCTTTAAAAGTGTTTACGGCTGCTAGTGGGTAAGAAGCCACCGACGTAGGGGTGAAAGCATTTCCTGAACCAACTTGCCAGTCGCCAATGATCTCTTGCCACTCAATATTAGGTGTAGCAAGATTAGTATCAGTACGATTAAAGAAATCGCTAAAAGAAGCGACCCACCTTGAGGACTCTACAATTCCTGGAATCATGGTCCTAGGCGATCAGGTTGCCGATAAGCACCCACGTATTGGTTCCACGGTTGATAAGTGTGGCGCCAGCCCATTGAGCCTTTAGAGTCTTTCTATTTCCTTCAGCATTTACAGTCACTCCACCAGCACCTTGAATAGTCACCGTGTAAGCAGAGGAGTTAATTGCAAGAAGGTCAATACGATCACCATCAGTGAAGCCTGTTCCTGGAACGGTGATTGTCATGTTGGCTGCTGTGGGATTAAACTCAAGAAGTTTACCAAGATCACCAGTTGACACAGTGTAGTTATTACTTGTGATGGGGGCAGTAACTCTTGTGGAGTTAAACCCTGCACGAGGCGCTCCTGTAGCCAGTTTGTCAACTGTTACTGCGTTGTTTGTAAGTTGGAGCGTGTCTACAGAAGTTGAGACGAGGGCGGAGCCAGGAATACTTGTAAGGGATGCACCTGACCCACTAAAGGTTGTAGCGGTTACAACACCTGCGGCAAAGTTACCACTTTCATCACGGTACACAACAGAGTTGGCTGTGTTAGTAGAAACCGTGTTTACATACTGAGCAAGCGTTGTCCAAGTAGTTGCACCTGTCTTGACGTACACCTGAGACTGTCCAAAATTAGCCGTTGCCGTAGTTGTAGCGTAGGTATCACCTATTGACCCTAAGCCTGATGCAGGAGCACCAGATCCTGTGCGGGTTAACGAAGAAGACTTAAACGTTCGCTTATCTACAAGAAGTGATGTGGTGTTAGAAGTGTTATATGTATTCTTAACGTACACCGCATACAAAGGAATCTGAGTGTCTGGAAGTGTTGGAAACACAGGGTTTGTAGAACTTGCAGTACCCGCTACCACAGCGTACTGAAATGTACCTGTGTTGTTATACGCAACAATTAAGTCAAAGCGTGCATCTGTATTAACGGGAGCCGATGGCACAATGAGGGTTGCACCACTGATAGAACCATAAACACCATTAATGCGTACTTCAGAAGCGCCTAAGACAACGTTAAGAT